TGCTATTTTGAAAGGCTTCAATATTTGCTTCAACTCGTTCCGTCCATTCAGTGAAATAATTTTCAAAATTTTGAAGAGTTATTTCTTTTTGCTCTTCGTAAGGAATCCCGCAAGAATAAGTTCTAAAAGGGTAGGGATTATACTCTGTTATTTCCCCAACAGGTCCGCTGGCTCCGCTGGCTCCGCTGGCTCCGCTTGCCCCGCTTGCGCCGCTTGCGCCGCTTGCGCCGCTGCTTCCTGAATCTTCCTCCAATTGGTAAATGTTGTTTCTGATTTGCTGCCTTGCGGTTTCTTTGTTTGGCGAGTATTCAATTTTACTTTTGGCAACAGGGTTTAGCGCCATGTAAAGCGGCAAAAGATAATCTTGATCTAGGGTAATTTCTTCAAACGCCGTTGAATAGTTTTGTGGAATTCTTTGAAAAAACTGACTTTCAAAAATTTGTTCCCCCGATATTTCTTGCGCTTGTCCTCCGCTGGCCCCACTTGCTCCACTTGCTCCACTTGCTCCACTTGCTCCATTCTCTGCGCTCTGTGCGCTTTCTTCGGTCGCTTCGGTCGCTTCGGTCGCTTCGGTCGCTTCGGTCGCTTCGGTCGTTCCGGTTGCCCCACTTGCTCCGCTGGCTCCGCTGGCTCCGCTCGCCCCACTTGATTCTTGGTTTTTAAAAAAGATTACGTCATCTTCGTCATCTTCCCACGGTTTTTGTTGAGTTTTAAAATCCTTGAAGGTCCAATTAATTTTAGCTTCGTAAAATTTGGTTGCCCACATGAATTTTAAAATGCTGACTGCATCGATGTCAGCAATTGGGCATGCTAATAAATTGGAAAAAACAAAAGTGTTGGGAGCTGGAAGTTGAATTCCCTGCGCTTGTCCCCCGCTCGCCCCGCTGGCTCCACTGGCCCCGCTGGCCCCGCTGGCCCCGCTGGCCCCACTTGCAGTTCCAGAAAATTCAATGTAAGTCGGATGTAGTTTTCTCGCGGCCCATCCAAAAGGTAACGCCGGACCAAAAGCTCCAGTTTTTAAAAATTGCGGCATTGGGTTTTGTTTGCTTTAACCGAGTGCAACGGCAAAAACTGGAGTTCCGCTGTATGGCACTAAAATTGGCACAACTGTGCTTTCCACAACAGCCAATTGCAGTCCCAGATGAGTCGTTACAAGTTGCCGAACGACATAAATTTGAGTAGGGTCCTCTGGCGGTTTAGGTGTTCCTGGTGGTAAATTAATCAAATCAAAATTAAATTCCATCCCGCTAATATTTCCCTCAGATTTTAAATGAATTTGAGCAATTGCGATTCGAGTGTATTTTGCCTCTTTAAAGGGCGTGGATTCTGTTTCGACTTCAAATTCAACTGGCTTGGGAAACTCAGGCCACAACCCAGCCTGCCCTGGAGTTCCGTGCTCGATGTACGCAGCTAAAATTTCATTTTTGTAAATTGAAACAGTCAACCAAATATAGTCTCCAACGTTGGGAAGCTGAAATTGACCTGGGTCTGTTGAAACGTCGCTTAACGATCCAGAAGCTGCGCCTAAACCTTCAATTGTAATTCCTTCTCCGGTTTCAATGTTTGTCAAAAACGAGTTTCCGTTTACTCGGCAAGTGTAGTATGCGCCTGTGGACCATCCTGGCAAAATCTGAAACGGTCCATAGAACTGAGTTTGATTAACTAACTTTTCAACGACAACGTTCCCCGTAACCTTTAAATTTCCATCTAGTACAAAATCTCCGTCTTCGTCTTCAAGTCCCCCCCCTCCTACTCCTCCCCCGCCGTTGTTTTGATTTGGCAACGTGATTGTTGTCCCACCAGATGTGCGAGAAAATGTTCCCCCAACGACTTTTGTGATTTCGTTTTTGCGAATTTCATCCGCAAGCAAATTCAAATCGCTTGCGCGTATAATGCCGCCGGCGTTGAATTTTGGAATCATGTGTATAAATCCTCATCCCATTTCAATGGACCACTTGCAAGCCATTCGTAAGTAGTTTCAAAGGTCGATGTCGCAACATTCCAACGTGATGAAGCTCCGGTGAATAGCCAATTTCTGTCGCCCCCAATTCCGCCGCTATACGGAGGCGAATCAATTTTCCCTACGTTTCCCAAATTAGAAGCCGGACCCGAAGTTTGATATCTAGAAACAACTTTGGGGGTCAAATAGTCCCTAACGCCTTTGGAAAATTTTTCCACAAGCAAGCTGATTGGTTCCGATGTGTAGTTAAATGGATCCCAATAGCCGTTGGTTGCATAAATTGAAAGAGCCCCAATTTTTTCGGATTTTAAAAGGTCGGAAGTTTTGTCTGTTTTCCAGATTTCCCACAGTTTCCAAAAGTCATTTGAAATTGGTTTAAAAATTGGATGAGTTTCAATTGGTTCAGATCCCGTTGAAATTTCAAGCGAGTAAATATCACCTTCCTCTCCGCCGCCGCCACCTTCTGCCGAAGTTGATCCAGTTCCTTCAAAATACTCTATGGTCTCGCCAGAATACCGATAAACCCCATTTTCATGGCTGACCTTTCGGTTAGCCATGTTATCGATTTCCCCTCCAACCCCATCAAACGACTCGTAAGTCTGCGTGGTGGTCTTAGAGTTGTCTCTTGTGTTGTAGACAATTTCCGTTTTTACAAGTGTTGCTGGCATAATTAAGCGTACCTTGCCTGAGACTCTGCTTGGCGATTCTGTTGCAATTCATTTTGCCGTTTCAACAGTCGGTTGGTCTCTTTTTGTTGGTCCACCATTGGCGATACTGTGAATGACAATCCAGCGGTCAATCCGCCGCCGCCGATGCGTGCCATAGATGACGTGATGGCCTCGAACGATTGGCTTTTGCCTCCCGCCGGTGGAGTGACGGTCAACCCTGCGCCTCCGCCCTTCTCGGTTTCCACCTTTGGAAGTCCCGCCCGTGCTGCCGTCACGTTTTCTTGGGCGGTCTGTAGCATACCCGACAGTTCTCCCGTCAATTCGTTGATACGATTAGCAAAAGGCTCCTGGTCGATGTTATCGAACATCCCGAGCGCCATTTCGCCAGCGTTTGAAATTGCCTCTGCAAAGTTTTGTCCCATTGCGTCGCTTCTTGCTTGAGCGTCCTCGAGGTTAAGCTCCCCCATGTCCACGATCCCCGCGCCGACTGCTGAAACCGCTGCCCCTGCCCCTTTCATGCCGGGGATTTGCCCAAGAGCGCCGCCGATGGTCTTGACTGCTTCCCCGATGCCAATCTGAAGCACCCCGATAATCGTCATAAAGCCCGATTGCAGCGCGGAAAGCATCCCACTCCAGAATCCCGGTTCCGCCAGCATTAAAAATGGCGACACGGCCATGACAATCGCTTTGGTCAAGAAACTCTGGATGATGTTGGCTACTTTAAGCGCCCCGATTTGCATTCCGATCACAAAAGCTTCCCCAAGTTGATTGCTCTTAAAAAGCTCGATGATGACCGCAAAGGAATTGCCAATTTGGGCACCTATTTGGTCAAGTTTGATTCCATTGATGGCATCTGCTGCGGCCATTAAATCAGGAACCAATGCGGATGCCATCCCGACAAAAAAGCCCTGCACCTTGAGCGCCGCAGTCCCGAGTTTGTCCGTGATCTCGTCAAAATAGGCTGCGTTCTGCGCCATCAGCTGCGCCTGACCTCCGAGCGCCTCCTGTGCGCCCCCTAGTCCGCCGGATGCAAACAGCGCCAGCATTTTGCCGCCCGACTTCCCGAAAATGTCCATCGATGCCTGCGTCCGTCTCACCGGATCCTCGATGCCTGCAATCGCATTTCCGATGGTTTCCATCTGTGCCGCCGCATCCATCGTCCCCAGTTCCTCAAGGGAAAGCCCGAGGTCTGTAAAGGTCTTTTGCCCCGTCGCGGATCCTGCCGCAGCGTCGGCAATGGCGTTCTGCATTTTGTTTACAAGCGGCCCGACTTCCGCAGCCCCGAGCCCCGCCTGGTCGAAAGCCACCTGCAATTCCATCAGTTTGTCGACGGCGAGCCCGGTGCGTTCGCTAAGGTCAACGAGTTCGCCGCCTTGGCTCATTGCGTCGTACATCCGCTGCGCTGCTCCCTGCACGACATTGGCGCCGGTCTGAAAGATTGCCGCCGCCCCGCGCATTACGGTGGTGATGTCCGCGGCCATTGAGAGGGTCCCTTGCCGGACCTGCGCGATCCCGCGTTTAAACCCTGCAACGTCAATTTCAAATCCGACTTGAATGGCCATACTATTTTGTCCTGGCTGTCATCCGCGCCTGTAAACGTGCTTGGTTTTTGCGGACCACGGCCCAAAGGTTTTTGGCCTGCTGGTCAACCGCGATTTGCATGTAGCGCTCAATGCCGCGAAGGTTGGACGCAAATCGGGCGCTGTTGGTTGCCAAGAATTTTAAAATGCGGTCACTTGCGACAATCTGCGCCGCACCTCCTGCGCTTTTGTCTTTAATCCAGTTGGGAATGCCGGTGACCTTTGCTTTGCCAATTAGAGAATTCCAGCCGGAGCCCAAATATCCAACCATTTTCTTTTTGCGGCGGATGTACGCGTTTAAAACGGATTTCTGCGCTGGAATGTCCCGCACCTTTCCTTTCACCCGTCCCCTTGAACGGTTCTGCATGTGGACCCGTTCCATATCGGACTCGTCTCTAACAACAGATTTGCCCTGAAAACGTGATGAAAAGTTTTTTGTAAATGGACTGAATACTTTTAAAATGTCCGACTGCACCGCTTGCTGTCCCCGCTTCTTTGCTGTCGCAAAAGAATCTTTGCCGAGTCTGTTGGCCTGCATCGGTGGAGTGACCATCACGATCTGCTTTCCAATCTGCTCGCATTGCTTCAAAAACAGGCTTTCCCAGCTCTTTTTGGATCCTTGGGCGTAGGCATCCAGTGCGTCAAAGAAACGCGACATTTTGACGGTGGTCTTAATCATCGTTGTCGCTCAGGTTGTCAAAGGCCTGAAAAAGCTGTTCCAACTCCGCCCGAGGCGCCTCCCGCGGTTGAGCGGTCCATGCGCCGTTGCTCCACAGCGCTGCGTGATAGTATTGAAGCGCCCGACTCATCGGCAATTCCCAAAGGATAAAGTTTTCGGTCCATCCGGTTTCTTTCGCCAGAGTAAAGGTCAGCGCTGCCGTATACTCTGGCTTGATCAGTTTGGGGGCGCCGATTCCGTATTGTGTCCAGGCTTCTCCTCGACCTCCACCGCCGCCGCTTTGACGGACTGCGAAATGCGGTTGATCTCTGAAACGATTTCATTGATCTGGCTGGGTTCAATCTCGAATTCAAATTCCTCGACGGCCTCGACCCATTTGCCCGTGCGGATGCATCGGAGAACCTCCCCGAGGGGCGCGGACTGCGCCCAAGCAAACGCCATGATTTGCCGCTGATAGTCTGGCTCGGATTCAGCGTCGGCTGTGCCGATAAACATGGTCAAGTTGAGTTGTCGGCAAATAGACAGCGTGCCGATAGTGAAGGGGCGGAGCGTCAGTTTGCCGATCCGCTGCTCGCCTTCTGAAAATGCTGCTTCGTTTTCTTTTGGTCGGCTCATAACATTGCGAGAAACTTTTCCTTCTTAGCCTGGTCGCAGTCCTGAGGGATGAGGACCATCCGGTTCCCCCGCCGGATTAGCGCAAGCGGTTTGCTCTGCTTCACAAAATCCGTGAGTCGGTTCAAGTTGTCGTTGAACGCGCGAAGGTACGAAATCGGATGGTCGGGATTTGCCTCGCACCACTCCAAACTTTCATACCGTTTGCGGACCTCGGTAAAGGTCAGCGCCTCCTCTTGGAAGTTTGGGCGAAACACGGCTTTCTGGTCGCCGTCCATGTTCCAAGTGACTGTCCGTTTGGGACCGGCATCGGTCTGCTCGATGGTGTCGAGGAATGAGCGTTCCGCAAATTTGCAGCCGCACGAAAGTGCTGCGGCAATTGTCCTGGTGTTCTTTGACTTCACCGGGTTCTCGTTGTCCCGGATGAAGTCGATGGTCTGTCCGATTTTCATTTGTGATCTCGTGCGTATCCCCGCCGGGGTGATTAGCTGGCGCTCAGGTAACAGGTGCCGCTGTACTCGTATTTCTCAAAGTCTTCGTTGCTCTGCGATTTCTTGACGCTAGTAACTACAACTTTACCAGAAAGATTGGAAGGGGCGCCCGACGCGGATCCGACTGCGATTGCGGTTGTGCCGCTGCCCTTGACGGAGAACGTGCCGGTAACGTCATAAACCTGCGCCTGGCTGAATTCGCCGCTTTTATCAATCAGCACCTTGACGTCCGTCTCAAAAGAAACGTCGACGCTCTCGGCCAAAGTGTCGGCCACTAAAGTAATCCCAAAACCGTTTGCGGATGGCATAATTAAATCGTGGAGTAAGATGTGAAAGTGACTTCCGCGCTGGAAAAATCATCATTTGATTCCGTGATTTTCGAGCTTGTTACTTTGCCGGATCCCACGTTGCCGGTGCTGGGGGCGGTCACGGAAACGTCCCCCTTCGATTTGATAACGACGACTTTTGTGGCAACGCCCTTTGCCTGCGCTGCAACGGTTGCGCCGGCTTCGTTGCGAATTGTTGCTACTTCGCACGTCTCAGTTGATTCTGTCGATTGAACCCATCCGCCAGATGGCGCGGTTCCTCCGAATTGGTCGGTGATTCCAAATGAAGCAGGCATACAGTTTTTCTGGTTGTCAACTTTCTGTCGGACCGTAGCCGACGATGAAAGTTAGAATTGTTTGAAAATGATTACCGTCGGTTTCAGATTTCGTGGAAGTCGGGACCACCCCGTAAAGCTGGACCACCTCAGACTCGACTACGACATCGCGCACGGCCTCCGCAACGTCTTTCACAAGCTGCGCGTGCTGGTCCGTGGAATACTCGTTGCAACTGGTCATCACCGTCACCTCAAGCGATCCGCGGACAAGGGGTCCTCCGACCACCGCGTCGCCGGTGAGGTTCATAATTGCCGCTGGAATGGTCACCGATGCCGGTTCGTGCGGGACACCGATGAACACCCCGGGGAAATCCGGCGCAATGGTCTCGCGGATAGCCTGGCACAAAGGAAGGTCGATCATTGCGTGAGGTCTTCGAGGGTCAAAGTGTAGGAAATCGGATCCGACGCGATGGACGCGATGTAGCGCTCCACGCCCGAGACCGTAATCCGGTCGCCAATCATCGGAACCGGAAACGAGTTTTTGCGGACGTAAACCGATGCGGCGAAAGTGTCGCGGTTGCCCCCGATTTGCAGTTGCTGCTCCGCGGTCAACTCGTTGATGATGCCCTTGTAGGTCGCGCCTTTGTAAACAAAGGACTGCCCCATGAAATCAATCGACTTCCGCGCGGCCTCGGCGTTGATGGCGTGAAAGGTCACAGAACAGATTTGCGGCCTCGTTTGGGTGCGTCTTGAATCAACTCCGCGGCCACCGGCTCAGACTTTAGTTTCTTGGTGCGCTCCGGGGTCGGATGCACAAAAAGGGAAATCTCTCCGGCGCTTTTGAATGCGCGGTAAAAGTCAACGGCCTCGGCGGATTTGTCGGATGAAAAAAGGATCTCAGGCTTTGCTCCGGTCAGCCGGCGCGTCACAAAAGCGATTTTGGTCATGGTGATCTCAGGATAGCCAAAAGCCGCCCCCCGTTTTAGAGGGGCGGCCCAGGCGGATTGAACTAGTCGTTGATGATGCGAACGCCGAAGTTCTGCCCAACGCTCATTCCATATAATAGGGACGCGGAGTACTTCAAAACTCCAAGATCTGGATCGTACCACTTCCTAAATTGTACGGGGAGTCCGAGGTCAGGAATCACAACGTCGGCCACTTCAACGCCAGCCGCAGCGGCGCCGGTGGAGTCGACCGAACGGCCAGCCATCAACAGGGATGCCTTCTGGAAGGCAAAGCCCTGGAGGTATTCGCTGTTCGCGTCGGCGAGGTCGGTCTGATAAACGTCGAACCCTGCAACGCGAGGAACAACGCCTTCGGCCTTGTCCGCGGTGATGCCGGGGATTTCAGCGCTGTTAAGGGACTTCACGAGGGACGCGTAGTAGGTCGGGTTGAGAACCACCGAGCGGCCCTGTTTAGGCGCCTTAAGGTCACCCGTGAGCGTTGCGCTCAAGTCGGCCAGATCCGAGCGATCGAAATCGCCGGCGGTCGTGTTGAGCGCGGTCTGCGCGAAGTTTGCTGCGGTCACCAAGTTCCACAGATCGCCGAACACTTTGTTGCCAAGTGCCTGCAATGCTGGCTGGATGAATAGCTCATTGAGCATGATGGAGGACTTGCTGCGCTCGACGTCCGTGAATCCGTAAACGAACCCGAAGAACGTGTTGAGCGTGATGGTCTTTGCCGTCATGGAAACGTCGTTGACCGTGTAGCCGCTCGACAGATCGATTGCCGTCGGGTTAACGGGGAAACGGGTTGTGACGGATGCGCCTCGGCTGGAAATGTCCGAGGAGAAGTCGGTCGTCAATGCACCGAGGGGCGCAAAGGTGGATTTGAGGTTTGGAAGGCTTTCCTGTGCGATTTCCGCCAGATTAGCCCCTGCGATGGTATTGCTCATAATTTAGTGAGTGACTGAGTTGGTTTTGTTAGTCGCGCATTGCTGTGCGGTTTGATTGGTAAAATTTGTTCCGAGCTTCAACTGGAAGCTTGTGGTACTCGGCCCAGAGGTCGGCTTTGGTTTTCGTTGCTTCGACCGGTTCCGGCGAAACTGCCACTGGAGGGACCCCGAGTGATGCGACGATTTCGTTGGCGCGTGCCTCGACGGTCTGTGCGTTTGCGCTGAGTGCGGTCAACTGAGCGTTTGCCTCGTTGAGCTTTGCCAAAATGTCAGCGTTCTCCGTTTCGAGCTTTGCTTTGACGTCTTGCAATTCCGACGCTTCCGCGATTATTGCGTTTGCCGCGGCGAGGTCTGCCTCGAGTGCGAGAAGTTTAGTGGACGATGCTTCGAGCGCCTCAATGGCGGACGACAGCGTGGTGGGTTTTTCCATAACCTTTTTTGCTGTTGTCAACTGGCGCAAAAAAGAAACCCCCCACCAGCGAACCGGTGAGGGGAGTGACTTTGTTTCCTAGGGGAGAAAAGCATAAAACCCCCGTCGGCGGATCTCCCGCCGCACCATGCGTCACAATTTTCCCAAAAGCATCTGGTACGCCTCTTCCTCAGTCTGCACGATGGCGTCGATCAAATTGTTTTGCAGCGCCCGAGGGGCAAAAAACGACTGTCCCCGCATTGCCTCGTCTGACACAGCGCGGTTGCGAAGAACGTTCCCTTTGAACATTTCAAAAGCGTCCTGGACATACTGCTCGAGCGAAGCCCGTTGCTCCGGTGTCAGGCTTGGCCCGTGCATTGCGCTCTTCAGGTCCCCTTCCGCGTTTGTGATGGGGTCAAAGCGCTTGCCCTCAATTTCCCACATTACGGATTCATCTTCCCACGGAATGATGCACCCGACTGATCCCCAGGTTGAGGATGGGGCGCCGATAATGGTATCACATGATGCCGCGATATTGTACGCCGCAGAACACGCCATGTCGTCGGAATATGCAAGCGTCGGAATCTCCAAAGACTGGACGAGTTCCGCAATTTCGTGGTTTCCTACGACAGTCCCGCCTGGGGAGCTAATTTCCAGCATCAGCCCCCGAACGCCCATTTCTGAAGCGTCCTCGATTTCGTCGGCGATCTGCTCGTAGTCGGTCGAGCCGCACGATTTTTCGATTGGTGACAATCCTTTCCCGAGCGTCCCGCAAACGTGGATAATGGCAATGCCGTCGGGAGTCACCTCCATTTCTTCCCGCGGGTTGATTAGTGCGCTCATATCCATCCCGTGGTTTGCCGCAAGCTTGGATTGGATTAGTTGCCGGACCGCCCGGTGCCCACCGGGGGTTATGTACCAGGGTCGGAAATAAATTTGCTCGATGACTCGTTGAAACTTCATGGTTGTACAGGCTCCGGCGCCGGGTTGCCGTTAGGGGTCAAAATTCGGAACGCGGACTCCGGTAGACCGCTGCGTTGCATCCGTTCGCGGATCGCCAGCTCTTCGCGTTCGCGTTGGTCCAAGTGCTCGTCGAGACTTTGCCCCGCTTCGCCCAGGATGTCGGAAAGATTCCGCATTCCGAGTTTGTACGCCTCGCGAGCGTCTTGGCCTGCGTGGCCGGCATCCGCCGTCAAAATTGGTGGCATAGTAAAGCCCCATTTTAACGAGCCGCCTAAATCTGCGCCCTGATAAGCTGGAAGGATCCCGCGCTTGATGGCCTTGCTAACTGCGTACCCGACGCGCCGTCGAGCAACTCCCTTGAGCAGGTCCTGCCGGTCGGCCACGGTGCGATTGACTTTGGAGATGATCATCCGAACCGAAGCGCCCCCGATTTTGGATGGGTCCCAATAGAATTCCGGTGGCATCCCCGCCCCGAGCATTGCGTTTCGGATTAGCCGTTCCATCAACCGGTCCGTCGCCTCCGACGGGACTTCCGATTTGAGTTGCTCGAGCTGTGCTCCGGCGCCTGCGCGGAAATAGCGGGTCGTGCCCCCGTAGAGTTCCTCCATTGCAAACTTCGACTGCGGCGCGTGATCGCTTAGTGCGAATGCCGGGTTGCTGATGTCGGCCATCCCAAGCTCGTTGTGCTCGATCAGTCCGATAGTCGCGGCCAGCTTCGCCGCCTCGCGGACGTAGCCTTGCACGGTTGTCAGGTCGCGGAGGTCAATGATCGCCGGCGTGAAAGCTGGAAGTCCCCGCCCCTGATCGACCGCAAGCGGTTCGCGGATGAAATCCATGTCCCGAGCCGAAACATCGCGGTCGTCCGCCGGAGTTTGCCCGAGGATCCGGTAGGCCACGGGGCGCCCGTACTGGTTAAAAATTACTCCGTTGTACTGCCGCAATCCCTTGTAGGGTCCGGCCTGCACAACGTCCGCGCCGGTGCGGTCGCCAATAGCGTGCCAGGGAATGATCTGAAACTGAGGGTAGCCGTCCGGCGTTTCTGTGTAAACGCATGCGCTGTCCCCGTCGCGATCCACGGCGACGCTTTGCATGAAAAGTCCCGTCTGGAAATCATTGCCGTCGATAAAGGCGACCTCGTAAAACTGCCCTCGCAGCCATTCCTCGGCCACTTTGCCCCATGCCTTGTCCGCGCCTTCAAACTTAGGAAGCCACGAACGCCCCACGGCAAACATGGATTTGTCGTTGATGGCTCCAGCCACCGGACCGAAGTTCCAGTAAAGTTTTTGCGATGCGGAAACGATGTTGCGCCATTCCCCGACTGAAACCTCCTTCTGCATCCCCCCGGCGTGCGTGCCCCAGTATGGGCGGTTGCCCGACCATCCGCCATTAATCATCCGATAGTGCCCAGGCATTCCGATCCCGCCGGCGTGCGCCGCGACGGTCGGTTTCTTGAAGAGTTTCAGGATTTTGTCGAGCATTAGCTAAATATGGCTTGGGTCCGAGTAACTGGCGAGCAAAGTCCGCGCGCCTTATAGTCGAGCGCAAGTTGAGCAAAGGTGAGAATTTGCATCGGATTTAAGCTGGATGGGACCGAAAAATTAAAGCTCGATCCGTTGACGCTCGATGATACCAGCACCCCCGCCCCCGACTGCACGACGTCAAATTGATTGTCCCTAAGTGCCCGAAGCGCCGCAACGTCGAGTTGCAGAAAAACTGAGAGGATAATCTGGGGCGCCGCGATCATGTCAAAGTCCTAGCTGTCAACCTGCCCCTTTAGCAGTCCGACCATCATTGCCGCGGCGACCTGCATTGCCTCGCAATCCCAAAGGTGGTTGTGTGTCCGTACTTTAACGTACCGCATTTTGATCTGCTTGGTGCTTTTGTCGACGGTGTCGCGCTTTACCTCGGAGTTAATTTGGTTGAGGTACCCCTCGGCGCCGTTGTCGCTTACATCTTGAGGGAATTCCCAATGGGGCGCCCCCGCAGCCCGGAGTCGGACTAGTTCGTCCTTCACTCCTTCATTCGACCAGTAAATGTACCGAGCGTTCCCCCCGTTGGGCGCCTGCGCCATCTTTGCTGGCGAGAAAAATCGTTTAACCTGGCTGCGGCCATCCCCGTGATTGAACCCGTCGTACCCGGATCCGTGCAGCGCGGTCCAGC